CAGCTAATCCGTAGCGTAGCGCGCATACTGCTCTGTCTGTGCCATGTCCTACTGGTCGTTTATCCATGCCATACCAGACTATTCTGCTTGGTAGGTTTGGTTCGCTGTAGTCTGCCCACATCGGCATATAGTCTACATCGTGAAAACACACATAATCGATCATGCCTGCACAAGCTGCGTAAGCGTGATTGACTATTGCGCCTCGGTTAAAAGGTAGATCATCGTCTTGTTCTGCTAGAACAAACAATGGTTCTATGTCGGTATTTCTACGAAAAAATGAGACTGTATGAGGGAGCATCTTTTTTAGATGCGCCTCTCTGTCTCTATATGGGATTATTATCCCTAATCTCAAGATTTCTTTTTGTAAGGTTTAGCAGTTTTAGCTGCTTGTTTAAAGTCTGCTGCGGAAGGTGCTGCTTTACTACCAGGCTTATTCATCTTCTCGCCTGATCCTTCTTTAATCCGTTTTCTCTTTGCTGCGATATTACTGTAGAGACCCTGTTTCATTCTTCCTCCTCGTATTCTTCATCCTCACCGACAGCTTCCCAAGCCTGACAGCCATTCTCATCGGAACATACAAAGTCGAATATAGCACAATGACCCATGCCTTTACCAACTCCGCACTTGGTCATTTCTTCGCCTTGCATATAGTATTCGCAGGCTTTGCACTTGCCCTCACCATCTTTGCGCGCCCCATAATTGGCAGTCAAAATGGCTTTCTTCTTGTTGCCCTTGTTTATATCGGCATCAACAGTAGATAGTGGGCAAGACTCAATATCGGACTCTAATAGACCGCCCTCGGACTTCTCAGCCATCTTAGGCTCTTTGCCTAGCAGACCGATCATTATTGACATACCTTTTTCTTTCATATCGCACCCAAAAAAAAGCCCTATTTCTAGGGCTATGAAGAAGAATCACTAAATTCTGGGTGCAATGACCCAAGCAAATTATAAAACATTTTTAGGCTTTCTACAATGAAAACAAACAAATCGTTCATTAATCCCATTGTTGTAGATCTCGAAAATCCCATTCTCGGTTGTCTTTCTCTCCTGACACCTTGAGCAGATCCGCATAGTCTTTAGATTTGGCTTTCTTGTCGAGTTGGTCTTGCAGTCGCTTTTTAGCATTGTGTAGGTCTGTCTCGAATCGTCTTGTAGATATTCTAAGGTGATGGGCTAGTTGATTCTGACTAGCATAGGGATGGCTCACATACCGAGCTTTTAGTATCTTTCTGAGTTCTAAGGGTAAACCCTTTATTGTTTCTTCTATTAACTCACCATCTTTGTTGTCAGGTTCGTAGTGTGGTTCTTCTGGTGCGTAAAGGTTGCCGAGTTCGGGAATGTAGTTCTTTTCAAAGGATCGACAAGTAGAGTCTGGCTGTGGAATAACTGATCCAGAGACATACCAAGCCCAGTTTCGTAAGCGGTCATCAAGTGTCATTCACATTCCTGTATTTAATGGACTGTATAATTGTAACTATTTTCTTAATGGTATCAACTATATATGAAAAATCAGTACGGATATTACTTACCTGACCAAGAGTTTGCCGAGAAATGGAAACAGTTTCCTAGTCCAATGCTGATGGCAAACGAGATTAAGATGAGTCCTAGAAGTGTACAGAATAGAAGAAGGTCTGTAGAAGTTCGGTTAGGCATTAAGTTAGAAACTGAAATAAACCCTAGAGACGATTACAATAAAAAACAAAAAGAAGAACGCATTGCCAGGCTTAAAGCAAAAAACGAAAACAGAATAGAACAAGCACCAATCTCAGTTAGAAGGGGAACAGCACTTGATAAAGGTCGTATTATTGTTTTTAGCGATGCCCATTTTTATCCTGATGACACTACTACAGCTTATAAGGCTTTGCTTAAATTTATTGAGTATTTTAAGCCAACGATTATTGTTAATAATGGCGATTCCTTTGATGGTGGTTCTATTAGTCGGTTTCCTCGTATCGGTTGGGATAAGAAACCTTCTGTCCAAGAAGAACTCGAAGCCAACAAGCTCTACTTAGGCGAGATAGAAAAGATACGACCAGCAGGGTGTAGGCTTATTTGGTGTCTTGGTAATCACGATGCCCGATTTGAGACCATGCTTGCTGCACAGGCTAGTCAGTTTGAAGGTGTAGAAGGATTCCAATTAAAAGACCACTTCCCTCTATGGGAAGGGTGTTGGTCGTTTTGGGTTAATGACGATACTGTAATTAAACACAGGTTTAAGGGTGGCAGATACGCAGGCTATAACAACGCTGTAGCAGCCCAAACCAATATTATTACAGGTCATACCCATGTATTAGCTTGTCAGCCAATTACAGGCTATTCTAAGACGATTTGGGGGGTACAGACAGGCACACTAGCAGAACCCAATAATATGCAGTTTGCAGACTATACAGAGGATTCGCCTAAAGATTGGCGTTCTGGCTTTGTTATGTTGTCTTGGGAACGAGGCAAGATGCTTATGCCCGAGATGATCCAAGTCTGTGGTGAGGATGAGGTAGAGTTCCGAGGAGAGATTCTAAAGGTATGATCCAGCTGACATCCACAATTCTCAAGAATATGTACACCATGCTTGTGGTGTGCAAACCCTTTGATAATTGGAATATGCCGCTACCAGAGCAGATTAAGTTCATCGTTGACCACGATCCTGACACCATGGGAACGTACCTCTACGATGATGGGGGCAAGCATGAACACATCATTACTATCTCAGCTGCTCGTTGTGGCTGGCTCGAAACAAGTATTCGTACCATGGCGCACGAGATGATCCACGCTAGTAGGTGGAATACTTCTACTTGTGCATGGACAAAACACGATAAGACTTTTAGATACAGAGCCAAGTTAGTATCAGAATCTCTAGGGTTTGATCCCTTAGAGTTATGACTTAACTACAACAAGTCCTCGTTCAAAAAGTTCACCAATGGTTGCGCGGTGCGCCTGTTCCCACATCTCAATCCTTGCGTCTTTCGATAGTGTGCTAGATGTATCGGCTTCCGCATGGCAGCGAAAACAGAGGCTTGCAATGCGAAAATCGGATGCCTTAAGTCCACGACCTTTTCCATCTCGTAATTGGTTGGAATGTGCAGCCACGACAGTTCCATCTTCTATCCCACAATGTTGACATGGTAATATTCTAGCAAGTTCTAGGAGTTTTTTGTTTCTATACATTTTCTAAGGTATTCGTTTTCTTCTCTTGTTTTCTTTAGCAACTGAGATAAATGGTGTGCTGTCTTTAGCATCTCTTTATACCTATTAAGGTATAAGTTGTAGTTTGTAGAGTCCACTATTGTGTACCAATCCGTATAGAAATGTAAACTATGAGAAACACAATTAATGCCCAGATGTAAACAAAGTCGCTATCTAGCATGATTATCTACAGACCGATTTGTAGCCTCTAAACTGCGCCATATCTCGACTTTGAGTTGTGCAGCTGTCAGCATCCACTTAATCTTTTCCTCGCACTCTACAGCCTCTTTTAAGCCATCTAGGAGACTTATATACTCTGGGTCTGCATACGCATCTACCTCGGCTGCTGCAACAGACTTAGCCGATGATTTAGACATAAGGATACTGCGCTTAGACTTTAAGAAGTTTTCTAGGTAGATTCTGTTTGCCTTGGCTTTAGCAAAATCTCCTGAATACTTCATTATGTACTCTACTGCTTTTGTTGGATCTATATCCATTTTCCCCATTCCCCTTTATTCCCTTTAGCCCATTGTTCTCCGTACAAAACTAATAGGTCTTTATCTATCGTATGGTCTGATAAATACTTTCTCCACTTAGTCAGACCCCAAACTGCTCTCCACTTACAGAGTTGCCGTACTGCCGATCTTAGCCGAAAGTCTGGCTCTAAATTGGGCAAAGGTTTCTCCTGCATATGGGTTTAATCCTAGTTCTCTGCCCTTAGCTAAAGTAAGTTCATCGCTTGCATACCAAGGTAAAGGTGGTCGCTTGTTCTCTTTCTGCTCGATAACAAGCTCATCCTCGAACCTCTCCTGATTTATCCAAGTAGAGGCATGAGGAATAAACTCCCAATCAGTTCCCTTTGCTACCCAGTATTTTCGATGCTCTGCTATTGCCTCTAGTGCTTTTTGTTGGTTGTCTAGACTTAGCTTTTCCCACGATCTTTTTGCTGTTAGCTTTCCGACCTTTTTTGGGTATTGCGACCAAAAGTTCTCGAATGTCATTTTCCCTTTTCCTTTCGCTTACTACTGTTTCCATTACTGCTGTAAAACCTGCTTGCATTAAAAACTTATGACCGGCTTTATCCATCGTGAGTTCGCACTCTGCCGATCCATCTGGTAGTTCTTTAATTATATTAACTTGTATCTTCATCTATAAACACCTTTATGTTTTTATTAAAGTCTGCTTTCATAAGAACTGGCTTATTTAAGCAATCTAACATTTTATATAGATTCTGCTTTACTTCTTCTAAGTCCTCTCCCATCACACCAACACCTCTTGCTGTGTACAGATAAGGCTCATGGTTCTTATCGTAAAAGACCTCGCATACCTCGACCCAAGGATCTCCATCGTTTTCATCTGAAAAGTCTACCACTCTATGATTCCAATGCATTATTTACTCGCCAAGATGTAAAGACCAACATTACTAAACGCATATCCTGTATATACAACTGCCATAGGCACATTGCCCTTTACTCCTTGCTCAATCCCAATATAAAGGTATATCAAGCCGGTAACAATAATAAGCCAAGCACTCACTTTTTCTTTCTTAACTCTATGTGCTTTTGTAGAATATACCAAAACTTAGATTTGATAATCATTTTTTCCCCTTTGTAACTTTAATAATCTTATACGAGTTCTACAAATAAGTCCTAAGTATTTTCCCTAATAAAGTGAAAGCACCCACAGGCATAAGGTAGGTCTAACTCTTGTATAAGACTGACACTTGGCTTTTCTCCGTTGTTGGGAATAAGGTAAAATTCTTGGCACTTGAACTCTGGGAATAAAGATGCGATATAGACAGGGCTATAGATCCTATGGGCGTTAAATTCCACACAGGGGATACCTACCGGCACAACAAAAAATAAATGCTTTCCTGCGCTTTTCTTAAGGTTTTGGATAGCTTTTAGATCACCTGTGTTGTCTAGGTTATCTCCGTATCTACCAAGACCAATATGTTCTACAACATGACAACAAGAAAGAGACTCTACAGGATCTAGGTTTTCTAAGCTAATGTCAATATGCCCTACTATTAAATTTTGTACTTGTAGGTTAGGTTTGCGATAGTCTAAGAACTTGGTGGGAATGGTGGCAGCTAGAGTAGTGCAAAGGTGTAGAGATGAGCTAATGTCGTAATGGATCTTGGGGTTTACTTCGTTTATCTTTCTGACTGCCCAGGCAACATGGTAAACATAGTGTTCATCAAACCCATGTCCGTTATCGTCTCCTAGACAGGGAAAGGCATTACAAGTAAAACGATCCTCTTTCTCTAGGAATTGTAGAGCTTGTTTTCTGTATGTTTGTTCATCCATAATGTTTCATATTTAATACATTAATTAACCTTTAGGTAATGTTTATATAACAATATACAACTTGTAGGTAAATATTTACATATCTATACATCTTGCATATATTTTATATATATCAATCTTAACTTGTATAAAAAAGTAGCTTTTGTATGTATTTTGACAATACTCTACTAAAGGGTGATAGGCATTTATTCTGCCACCCTGACCCATCTGTTACCAGACTAGTCCTTCCTAAGATAATGTTCTACTCAATTGCAGATTAGCTCACCCATTTATCTACAATTTTGTGCAGTACCCATTTAAGTCTGCGAGGCTTGCCATCGGGTAATGAGCCTATCTTTTCTTCCACGCTGCCGATATAAGCACTATGTTTCGCCTGGAGTGCGAGCAGAAATAGAAAAACCCCTTTAGGTTGCTCTAAGGTGATGTCGCTTAATAAATGGCTCTAAATCATTTACTAAACACTCAGAACAACCCAAAAGGGTCTTGTGTATAGAGCTACTTAATAAACAGACATCACTCTGCTAATGTAATTATAAACTAGAACTCAAACTCTTTGTAGTCGTACCTCCCATTGGGTTTCTTAAACCAGCCAATTACAATAATTCTCCACTTAGACCTAATAAGCTCAGGGAGATATTCGCTTTCTTGGATCTTCTTTATTCTGGATGACATATTACTTTTGGATGTCATTTGTATGCCTAAAGACTCTCCGTTTCCAATAGCCACCATGTCTAAGATGCCAAACATATCTTTTTTTCGTTTTGTAAAAGAGTTGTAGGATTCGACCACTTCGCATTTATATCCCAAAGACTCGTATAGAGCCTTTGTACGCTGATTGTAGTTAGGCAAGGTCTTCTTCTGTTATCTTGCCAAACGAGGCTTCTATAATGGCTTCGTGGTGTTTCTTGGGGATGCTGTTCCGCATTGACCAGGCATAGACAGTTACATACTTCATGCCAAGGTGATGCGCGATGTCCTTATATGTGCCAAAGACCTCTAATAATTTGTCAAAGTGTTGTTTTTTTGCAACAGTATCCATGTTATCTCCTTTTGTAGATCTTTGATTCTACACCCAAAATAGGTAAATGTAGATATTAGGGTATATCCCTAGTAATTATTCTACAAATCTCTACAAATATCTGTATAGTTCTACATAAGCGATGTCGCTTATTTCTTTGAAAGGGAATTTAAAAATGAATGATATAAAAGTCTACGGATGCCCAGAGTCATTAGTTAAGAAAACTTTTGAGCAGCAATACAACATTAATATGTACCTTGCTGGTATGTTGTCTGATGCCCAACACGCAATAGCTGCCGGTCAAGATGATTTGGCTAGAACTATTCTTAATCAAGTTAAATTATATTTCTTTGACTACACAGATTGCAGAAATCAAACAGCAATCAAAGAAGTCAACTCTTAATTAAAAGGAAAATAAAATGGACTTAGTTACCGCAAACAAACAGTTAACAGCAATTATAGAAATGTTGAATAACGCTGACAAAAATGACTTTGTCATGTACGACAATTTTTATAAAAGCATATATAACAAAGCTCTTGAAGTTGTTAGCATCATTAACGACAATACAAAATAATAAACATCCCCCTTCGGGGGGAATTTCTTTGAAAGGGAAATTATGAAACGCATTAAAGCTGAAAAAATACGAATTAGCGACACTATTGTTTTTAATGATGCTCGGTTTAATTTTGTTGTGGAAGATATTAGAGAAAACAGTAGTGGCGGTATATGGTTTTCATCTAACAATGACACTCAATCGATGAGATTTGATAATGATGAATTAGTAACTGTAATTAGGGGGAACGCATGAAAGACTTTAAAGGCGAATGGAAAGATATATTTTGGGGTGCTGTGGCAGCTATTCTTATGCTTGCACCAGCAATGTTTGTGTATGTTTGGAAAACAGGGGGTGTATCGTGAGTAAATATGATAGTTGGTTAGAAGAACCATACCGGCAAATGGCGCAAGCTGATGACCATCAGGAATATGTATGGACTACCTATATGAAACAAGGTAAGCCATGCGATCCGATGGACTTGGATAACTTCCAAGAGTACCTTGCAGATGCAACTGCGGATTATGCTGGTGCTGAGAAGTGGGAAAATCTGCGAGAGTATGCAGATAAAGGTGAATGGGAAAAGTTTGGTCGGGCTATTTATTTTCTAGTCCACGACCATATTGAAAACAAATTGATTGCGGAGGAAGAATAATGTCTAAATATTTAGAACTTAGAAATGTAGATGTATCGGACAAAATTGAACGCAAGAATGGACTAAGCTACCTTTCTTGGGCATGGGCTGTGGACACATTGTTACAAAGAGATCCACAAGCCACTTGGTCTTATGGCACTCCTGTAGCGTTTGGTGAAACTGTGATGGTGTTCTGCACAGTCAATGCCTTTGGTAAGTCGATGACCTCGCAGTTGCCGGTCATGGACTATCGTAACAAGGCAGTACCTAACCCAGACGCATTTGCCGTAAATACTGCGATGCAAAGGGCTTTGACAAAGGCAATCGCACTCCATGGTTTAGGACTTTCACTTTATGTCGGTGAGGATTTGTGGGATGATATAGAGGTAGATTCTACAAAGTTTGTAGAAAAGATATTAGGTTCTCAGGACATCCCAGAGCTAAAGGTAAACTTTGCCCAAGCGTTTAAGGAAGTGTCTAAGGACAAAGAGGCGATGAAAAAGGTAAACGATGCCAAAGAAAAGCGGAAGGCAGAACTGAGTGAGACTAGCTGATGAACAGCCAGACAATGTGTGCTTCGAGTGCGGTAAGGCTTGGGGTACACATCCACTCAAAAGTTCTGAGAACCACAGATCATGGATCGACCTATGCGATGTATGTTTAAAACTCACAGCCGTAGCAGATGCCTCGGAATATGGATATATGAAGGAAGGATGGGATGGAGAAAAAGTGGTGTAGTTCTTGTCAGGCTGATAGACCAAAAGCTGGTTTTAAGTTGGTAGCAGCAGGAAATCGGGTTCGACCAGTTATGAGATGGAAATGCGAACATTGTTTAAAACGAGAGTCGGAGAGACGATATGGAAAATGATTTTATTTATACACCAAGTTCTACAGATATTACAATTCGGTGGCGCAAAGTCTATGGTTATGTACCGGCAAGCGAACAGGCTAAGTACCAAAAGAAGTGGGCAGAGTTTCGCGCATTAACAGCGAGGACTTTAGAGAATGTAGAGATACCAGAGATACCAGGAGTTGTGCAATGGAAAAAGTGGCAAAAATCCTAGTAGGGATAGGTGTTTACATTTTGTTACCTTTTGCGATAATAAAGGTGTCTTGGGAATTGGCAACTTCTTGGATTGAGGAATTAATAAAATGAGAAACAAGCATTGTATGGAGGCTTTCTATAGAACCCTAAAGGAGATAGATATTCCTTCTGGGCAGTCTGTTATCTGTGAGCATTTCTTTGCTTCGGGTTGGGATGCTGCCATTGATGCCTTGTCTCTCGCATACCAAAGGCAGTTTGAAAATGATGGAGTTGATACACAACTTATTCGCAGAGACCCCCAAGAACCTCCAGCCGATGACGATAAAGAATGATTGGTATCCTGTATGCTTTCATTCCAAATCAGATTACAAAAAATGGCAGTATTACAGGAGGGGATCAGGAGAGAGAGTTACAGTCTGCGATGACTGTAGTGATGAGTACCAAAAGAAAATGAAAGGGGAGAATCGGTGTTTTATAGCAGAGGCTATGCAACGATCAAAATATGTCTGAGCCAGTATCTAAAGCAGTAATGACAGTAACCGAGGTTGCTCCTTTTCGTTTTGCTATCGAGATTGAGGGATCAGATTTATCTTTAGAAGTTTCACAGATTATGGTAAAGTTTCTGAATGACTGCTTACAGCAGATTCATGCGGATCAAAAAATCCATTGAAAGGGATTGTATGGAACAAAGAACAGAAGAATGGTTTGCTGCCAGATTAGGCAAAGTTACCGCTAGTCGGGTCGCAGATGTCTTAGCCAAGATTAAGTCTGGCGAATCAGCAAGTCGTAAGAACTACAAGATGGAGTTAGTCGTTCAGCGATTGACCAACAAGGCAGGGGAGTCGTTTACCAATGCTGCAATGGAATGGGGTACAGAGCAAGAGCCATTCGCTAGGATGGCATACGAGGCTCATACAGGCACTTTTGTAAAGGAGGAGGGGTTCGTAGACCATCCCACAATAGAAGGCTTTGGATGCTCTCCTGATGGCATTGTAGGGGAAGGTCTTATTGAGATTAAATGTCCGAATACGGCTAACCATATTGAGACAGTCTTGGAGAATAAAGCTCCAAGTAAATACATCCCACAAATGCAATGTCAGATGGCAGTTACAGGGGCTAAATGGTGCGACTTTGTATCATTCGATCCTAGAGTGCCAGAGGACTTGCAGTTGTTAGTAGTACGAGTTGATAGGGATCAGGAGTATATCGACTTGATGGAAGTAGAAGTAAAGCAGTTTTTAAGCGAGGTCTTAGACCTATTTAACCAACTAAAAGCGAGGCAGAAATGACCTATGAGATGAAAGATGGCAGCTTTAGTTTATTTAAGAACGACAAAAAGCTCACAGAGAAACACCCTGATTTTAAGGGGTCGATTAAGATTAACGGAGTAGAGCATTGGTTTGATGCCTGGACTAAAGAAGGCAAGAATGGGAAGTTCATATCGGGTCGTATTGGTGATCCGAAACAGAAAGGCTTTACTGCCAAAGGCGACGATGAGATGCCCAAGGTTAAAGACGATGATTTTGCTTTTTAAGTAATCCCCGATGAGATCGGCATTAGTGGCGCAATGCCACACCCTTTCAAGGAGTGCCACCCCCCTTCCGATCAGGGTGGCTTAGATTCTGTATGACATTCCAAACAGACCTACAGAG